AGGTAAAGTGCGATAGCAGCAGAGGCTGCAGCACGGAACCAGGTCAGCGATACTTGCTTTAGTGTTTCCATTATATTGCCTTTCGTTCGATACTTACAGACCAAGTATGTAGTTTGCAGCAGGTGCATACCACTGCCTCTGGAGCAGGTGGCAGATTGATACCTTTTGCCACCTTTTTCTTCGGCTTAGGTTGCAACTTTGCAACCACTTGGTTTGTAAGACTTGGTTGATTCATCCACCAGAACCAAGGGCTAGTGTCATTAGCCTTATCAGCAATGATAGATATATGTAAATGCTTAGTGTGAGGATTGCTGCCACTGTAAGGACGGTTGCCAGACTTAGCAAACTTACGATTCCAAATCTTCTTATTGAAGATAAGGTACTGGACTCTTTCGTCCTCTTTGAATTTTTCAAATAGAACCGCACAGTCAATCCCATTCTTTGGATCGTGGGTTAGGTCTACTGCTAGACCTGTATTGTGGTCTGAAGTTGGGTTAGTCTTTAGGTGAGCAGCAGAAGGTAGCAGTCCATCGCTCGCCTTCATACGCTTCGGTGCAATGGCACTCGCCTGTCGCAACACTGCGACGGCAGCAGGACTGGCTTTCTTGGCTAATGGTTTCATTCATTTCCTCAATGCTTCCTTGACTAACTCTGTAAGTAAATCTACTTTGTGTTCTAGAGCGTTTACTTTGTCCTTCATAGAACTACCGCCATTAGGCTTTAGTTCATATAAGAATGATTTGACTAGCCAACGTAGTCCCATTAGTACGGTTGATGCTATTCCAAGTATTGTGGCAACTAAGACTGCCCAGTCTGAAGGTGTCATTTATACGCTCCGTATAGTAATTAGCAAAACGCCTCCGAATCCAGAGAATCGTTTATCTTGTGGTGTGCGGTTGATAAAATCCAGTTCTTCAATGAGTCCAATATATGACTCACCAGTCCTGAAATCTTCTACTCTGATGGTATCTCCAGTATTTTCTACTGACTCTAGTTGCTGCATTCTCTGCCAAGCAGATCCTTCGTATCCAACCTGGACTCCGAACTTATCTGTCTCGTGGTCATAGCACATTACTGGGTACTGGATTAGGCGCTGGCGTGGCACTGCAGGCAGGGCTTTAACCTGATATCCAGTAAAGACTGGGCTGGCAGTATCACTAGTTCCTAGTGTGAATACAAACTTGAAGCCAAGGTACTGTTGTGGTTCTGCTGGATATGCAGCAGTTACCTCACCTACTGAATCACCTTGTGAAAATAGACCAAGGCCATACTCAGTCTCTGATTCATCCACAGAGTAAACCTGGATAGATCCATTAGTTGTATCAAACTGTGGCAAGATAAACTTGAAGCGCTTCAACTCAAGGGTGTTGTAGCGGATGAAGCCAGTACGTAGGTATCCCTGCCATACATAGCGATCAGCAGACTCTATGTATACACGTCCGTTAGTGGTGTCATAATTGGTTGTAAATGCCAATCTATCGGTTCCGTTAATGAACGCACAGGCGGTGGTTACACGCCCTGTTATGCGATCATTCTCAGTCTCTGGGAAATAGTAGGTATCCCAAGCATAAGGAAATACCAGAGGTGATACCTGTGTACCTAGATCAATACGGGTGGTTCCAGGGGAACCATCTACGTTAGTAGCAGCCCAGACATATTGACCACGTGCAGCAAAGTCATAGACAGGCTGCTCTGATTCAAAGACCAACGGTCCGTAGGCTAGAGATCCATCATCAGATACCTGAGCCACACGCAAGCCTTTATCTGTACCGATGAGCATATAACCTAGGTAGTAGTAAATCTTGAAGATGCGCTCTCCACTTGGCATCTCTGCTGCTGTGATAGCAGAGGTCAAGGTAGGCATAGTTCCATTAGATGCCAGTGTAAACTTCTGGATATTGGATTGGCCACCTGAGTAACCTGTTACATAGATAGCAGCGCCTGATGAGGTAATGCTGGTATAAATAAAGTCATCTACTGGGTGGGTATATACGGCAGTAGGTAGGGCAGTGGCAGTAGTTGAAATTTCAAATACTTTGTTATTGATTACAGCAACGATACGCTCTTTGGTAAACTCCATTACTGCATTCTCAACAATGACGGATGTAGTCCTGAACATTTCAGTAGGCGCTACAGTGTCATCGTCATTGAGTAGTTTTTTATATAGAACAGTTCTATCTGTACCAGCATCATCAATCAAGGCTATCCAGTAGGCATATACTCCATCATCACAGAAGGCGTAAGCCTTGTATGCACCAGTTCCTGCAATATCTTGGAAATGGGTTATGTTGCTGGTTACAGTTCCAGTTGCAGCGGTTGAGGTAACATCTCCTGAAGTCTTAGCATAAGACAATGTAGTAGTTGAACCAACTGCAGTAATCTCATAGGTACCGTTGAATGTAGAGTCAACCCCAGTTACTTCAATCTCCATACCTACAGCCATACCGTGAGGATCAGCAGTAGTAAGAGTTGCTACGTTAGAAGTCAAAGCCTTATTAGTAACTGTTGCTGTGATAGTTGGATAAACCTTGTCGATATCAAAACCATCAAGCATTAGGCAGCCTTGATAGGTGTTGCCGTTTTTAGTCCACTCAATGGAGCGTAGGTACTGACCAGGCTTGCCATTAGATTCGATAGGTGAAGTTGTAATATGTTCAGGATCTACGTCATAGATAAGACTGACCTGACCTTTGGTCCATACATCACAGCCCTTAGACTCTGTGTACTGGAAGCGTAAGCCTTCATCCTGAGCAGGCTCAAAGTACTTGATGCCTTGTCCTAGATGGAATGATGACTGCGATCTAAACCACCAACCAAGCAAGGACTGCTCGCCTGCTTCTCTGGTCTGGTCATACTGTTGCTTACGATACTGAGCAGTGACACGACGATAAGGTGTATCGTCAGAAGCCTGAACGAAGAATGGTAGGCCTGCTACTGCAATGTCATAGGCCTCGCCTGTGGCTGAGTAATTGGTAGCACCTGCTGGATTAGACAGCGTATAGGGTATCTCATCCGTTATGTCAGAGCCATATGGGGCCACGTACTGCTCCTTTATTCGATAAGGTTCACCAGCGATCTAGTTCTTCCAGAGGCTAGTTGGGTATAAACTTGGGTTGTAGCCACACTTGAGTGGCGCATTAAATCTCTTACCGCTAGTAGGTCTCCACCAGATTTCTCAAGCATATTGGTGGCAAAGTAATGGCGACAGGCGTGAAAGGTTTTCTTAGGTATGCCTAGTCGCTTCATCTCTAGCGAGGTCTTCTTGGTCAGGCGATTAGGAGTTACCTCCCATAGCCTTTGGTTTGTGTTGTACTTCAGAATAGTGTCAGCGACAATCTGAGCCACAGGCACAGATAGGTCTGTACCGCCTTTACCAGCGATTCTAAGGACGTATCCGTCCTCTTGCTTCTCTAGGTCTACCCCACGCAGATAAGCCACTTCCATAGCCCGTAGGCCCGCACAGCAGCCTATTATGAACCAGTCACGCATAGGCTGTCTGGCTTCAGTCATAAGCATCTTGGCTTCAGACGGGGTAATGGGATGAGGCAGGCCTCTGCCCTTACGGACATTAGGCAGGTCCTCAATGACCCTGTTGTCTATCAGTTTCATCTTATTCAAAGCCTTGAAGATACTGCGTAGACGGGCAGCGTAGGTCCCCTTGGTAGAGGAGGCCTTGACTCCCATAATAATCTTTTGTAAGTCTTCTACGGTAGCCAACTGCGGGTGGACTCCTACCCTTACGAGCAGGTTCCAGTCGTTGCGAAACATCGCCATTGAGAACCCTTGGGTCTCATAGCGATCCCGCAGTTTGGCCTCTATAACGTCCATAGGTATTAGTTCCATAGACGCACCTTACCAGATACTTCTACGAGATTGTGCCGTTTTCCTCTGCATCTGGGTTTTCTAGCCAGCGCAGATAGCGTTGATAATCGGAGTTAGATTCGTCTTTCGGGATGAAAGATATGATGCCATCATCCGTAACCAATTCTATGTATTCTTGATTGGCTATGTTTGTTTTCAATGTATAGTTTTTTGGCATTTTACAACTCCGCACTTGCTACATAATGGCCAGAAAACTCGGCCGCTGAGGTTGTGTCCGATGAATATGGGTGCAAAACTTTAGTGCCATCAAAAACGGTTCCGCCTATTTTGCCAGAACTTGGTCGATTGACTTTACCGCTTGCTCCTTGATTGTCATATAAAGTTACTGTCGGAGTGGTTCTCATCTCTACTGGAAAATGAACGGTAGTTCCCAAAGTTTGAGTTCCAGCAGTTCCAACCCAAATCCAATATTGACCGACTTGAGTAACTGTCGCAGGTGCAGTATCTAAATTATAGGATTTTTGATAATACCTCTGGCAAGCGGCTAACTCGCCTTGAAGTGTGCCAGTTGCGGTTTGAAACGCGGTGGCTACGTTGCCAGCCTCAATCTGAAAACCCCACAAATCAAAAGTGTTGGTCTGTATGCCTAAGGTGTCCGACTCCGCATCAAAAGCCGTTCCCGCTGACAAATATAAACGCAATTCTAAAGATGAGGTATTGGCGTTAGTGCCTAAAGTTTTTCCACTTATTGATGCAATAGCAAAGGTCATTGAGTATCTAGCCCAAGAACTGCTAATAGTTACTTTTTGCGCTGTGGTGGCAAAAGCCGCGGTGGAAGGTGAGCCGCCTGTTCCAAAGTTTTGAACAAAGTTGGCAGCAATATCAGGAGTTCCGCTTGCTGCTTTAGCCCAAAACGACAATGTTACAGTTTCACCAGCAAAGTTAGTGACATCCTCAATGTATTGTCTAACTTGTGAATAATTAGTGCTTGTGCTTTGGCCTGTAACATCTGTTCGCAAGAATGTTCTGCCTTCATATCCAG